CTAGGTTGCGTTGAATCTAAAAATCTACGAACCATTGAAAATTCAGCACCGTCGTTTTGATCATTTAAATAGTTTGCTCTATTCATTGTTAAATAGAATGTACCTATCGCATCTTCAATCGGTAGTGTATTTTCTCTACCCCATTCCCATGAGCTACCCACCTTATTCCAATTATAATTATATTCGTTCCATTTTAGCTTTTTACTGGCAAATTGAGTTAATCCATATACTTCTACGTTTTTGTTTTTAACCTCAATTAAATCCTTTTTAGTTTTAGTACTTCTAACATTATATAAATCATATAAGTTGGTATCGACTGTATATGTTCCAGCGTAAGGCAAAACTAATGGAAATACGTTATATTCATCAATTGGGCCTCTAAACGTTTTAAAATAGTTTCTAGGACCTCTTAGTACCCATTCTATTTCATATACACTTCTATGCCACCAATTATCCCATTCTAAATGGTCATTGCCAGTATCTTCTGCGTCCATCCATGTAAATTCAGCATCATTCCAAGTATCGTGTAAGTCTGTTAATTCTAACACAATTGGAGCTCCAATCGGTATACCATCTATTACATTGAATGTATCTAATGATTGATTATAATATGTAGTATAAAAATCTTTAATAGATGTAGATATTTCATCTCGATCACTTAAATCATTAAAATCTTGATTAGCGCCAGTTAATCTATAATCTACTTTACGTAGGTCTTCAATAAAAATATTTCTATTGGCAGGCGTTAATTCAAAATCAAATTCTATACCAGCTTGTTGGTTTTTAATACCATGTTGGTTGTTCCAAACATTAAGATTAAACTGTGAAAAATAATCACCTTCACCGGTAATATCTACGATTTTGGCTTGTAGTGGTAAATACTCTCTTTGTAATTTATTCTTTAGACCATATAGCTTAATTAAAACCTCATCTGGTGAAAAATCTAAAGTTTCTTCAACTCTTGGAATATCCCATTCATCATATTCGCCAGTCGGCTCATTAATACGATATACTAATGAAAAACGTGAAGTTTTCTTTTGATTGCTATTTGGCAACTCTTTGCTTTTACCTTTGTCAGCTAAAAACCCAATTACGTCTTGATTAGGTACTGCAATTGCCATTAACTTTCCAAAGTTTTCAGATTGCTCATTAATATTTAACCAATACTCTTTTAGTGTGATTTTATCGTAACCATAAAAATCAATTGCATGTAATAGAGCCTTATAAGTACCTATAAAGGGCTTAATTTGAGAAGCCTGTAGCAATAACTCTTTACGTTTTTGGTTTAAAATGGTGTAATCTGGAGAACCCTCTTGAATATCTGAATCTTTAAAAATATAAAAATCCATAGTATCTAGATTCATGCCAATGTTTGTTAATAGCGTTCTTAGTCTTTCATCTTCTCCTTCAACTTCGCCATAAACTCTAATAGCTGCAATCTTATTGCCTCTAACTCCACTTATATTTTCATATATGTTTAAAGTTCTAATGTGTAACCCTTCAGTCTCAGAGTTTAAAGTTACTTTTGAAATTATTGGTAAAGCCTTTAAGTTTGAATTTACTATTTTAAATCCATTTGAAATAGAAGATGAATTAGTAGAATTTAATAAAACTTCAGATTGTGTTTTATCCTGTTGAACATATAAGTCTCCATTTTCTAGAGATGCACTGTATAAATAAATATCTTCACTTTCACCATAGTTTAACTCAAATTCAAATTCAAATTTAACTTCACCTATAGATTCAGCAATCGGTTTAACATATTGTACTTCGCCCAGAGAACCTCTAACCTCTTCTAATATATGAAGAGTAAGAGTTTCATATAAACCAGTAGAAACTAGTGGTAAATAAACCGTTCCCTCCCAAATACCATTAATTTGTTGTAGGTTTAATTCATTTGAATCACTATCGTAAAATCTTAATTTATTATATGCCATTATCTAACTCTACTGTCGTCTTTTTTAACCGTATAAGATTTATATGCTTTTAAAGTCCCTACAACATCTACTAAATCTGCTAATGTTTGTTGTATCATAATCACAAAATCATTCATGTAATTATTTCTAGTAATATATGATGATATTGAATTAGTTAATATATTTTCTCTATATACATTTCCCAGATTTTTTCTACTATCAACTGCACTTTTACGTACACTATAGTTTCTTTTTTTTCTAGACTTAAATAAATTAGTTGATAACATTATAGAGCTCTTCTATTTTTTGCTTGAATTTGAGTAAAGATTGTGTTTTTAATTGCTGGTTCTTCAAAATAAATTGAAAGTGCTGCCATTTCACCTAGCTTTACGTCATCTAATACTTCAACACCATCTCTATCTTGCCAACCTCCTCTAAATAATGCAACCTCTTCTTTTTCTAATATAATATCTCCAAAAGAATCTAAATTGATTACGTTTTCAGGCAGTGCTTCTCCAGGTTCAAAGTTAACTTTATTTTCTTTAACTGTTCTTTTAAAGAATACGTATTTTTGTTTACCGTTGCCAATATCTTCCAATACTGGAGTTGAAGGAGTTACAGTTACTGTTCTATTAATATAGTATCCTAATCTACGTGCATCTTCTTCAGCCTTTGAACTAAATTTAACATTTACTGAATCAATACCTTCTATACCTTCTAATAAAGCAATAATATCAGATGCAGGTAAACGATCTCTTCTGGTAATGTTAATTAAATAGTTTGAAACCTTTGCTCTAATCTCATTATATAAACTAGCCTTTTCATATCCTTCAAAATATCTAACTTTAATGTCCATTTTAAAATATTGTACACTCGGTTCAATTATTTTAACCTCAGTTGTTACCATCTGCTGCCCTGATTTTTCGAGTAATTCTAAAATACCATTCTTTTCATCACTAGAGAAAAAGAATTCATTTAAATCTAAATTAAAATAATCTTTATTCTTAGTTAATTTTCTTTTAGTGTCAGGTAACATAAACAAATAAATAACGTTGTCGTCATCTAAATATCCATCGGCAGTTGTATTATATGCATCTAAATATGAAAACATTCCATATCGAGATAAAAAATGTTCATAATTATCAGGAGTTGCCAGTACGAACGAATGTGATTGTAATGGTGCAATTAACTTAGTTAGTTCAATATTTTCAGCATCTGCTCCCATTCGAGGCGCAACTGTAAAGGAAGCCTCTAATACTTCATTTAAATCATAAACATTAGCCAGTGAATCCGATCCTTCACTTTCAAAACGAAATGTTAAGTCTTTAGACCCGCTTAAATTACCATTAGCTCCATCTGTTAAAATATATTGCACCTGAATTGTAGCACCTTCAATTGGAATCATTCCAAATGAACCATTACCAAAATAAATATCTAATCCACCCGTGATTCCTGTTTTAACTAAATATCCCTTAGTGTCTTGTTTCATATCATATAATGAATCATATTTGGTCCATAATTCACTATTAACACTTACCCTAACTTGATGATGATCTGTAATTTTTCTAGTAATAATATTAAATGACTGTAACTTTTCACCAGTCCCAGTCACAGTTTGAGATTCTATTTCTCCTTGAATTACAGGAATATAAATATATTCAGCATTACTTTTATCAATTCTAAACTGGTCATTATTAGTTCTTAAGATATAAGTTAAATTATTTGAGGTAGATCTAATTATAGTATTCGCTGGAATATTTAATGCATCTCCTGCAATTTCAGTAGAACTAGTAACATTTAACCTAACTTTAATTTCTCCTTGGGCACTTGCACCTCTAAATGCATCATGACCTGCTAGTCTTGAAAGACCGTATATTGATTCAGGCTGTTGTGCAGTTAAAATATTTTGCTCAACGGTTGCATCTTCCACATAAAACAGGATTAACTTAGAAATATCATTTAGTACTTCTAAGATTTGAGAAAAGGGTGATGCGGTTGTAAATAATTCGCCAGTTCTACCGTATAAACGAGAAATATAAGTACGAGTATCATTAATCATTTCATTCGCCTTAACTCTCGCTGTCGATAAAAATTTAAAGTCTGCCATTAGCTTGTTAAATATTTTAAATAAAGATACCTAGTTTAATTCTAGCATCTATTGTAATGTCTAAAAACATTACACTTCTTTCAGTTTGTTCTGTAAAATCAACTTCAACTTGCACATTATATTTACCCGCAAGTGGAATGTATGATCTTATTTGTTCATTAACTATATTTTTAATTTGATAATTATTATATTGAAATTCATATACATAATCTTCCAAGTTTGCACCAAATTCAGGGCTTCCCAGTACATCTCCTCTACGAGTAAATAGAATAGTTTCAATCTGAGTTATTAGTTGAGCAATTTCATCATCCTGTTGTATCTTATCAGATTGATATTTAGGGTCTCCTATATTCTTTACATAAAATTCCATATAGTTATATATTCTTTTAAGTATGCATCATCCAATCGGTACCTTCATCCGATTTAATTTCTTCAATTACCTGTTCTAGTTCAGTTTCACCTAGGCCTTGAATTAAGTCTGGATTAACTTGAATATTACCAGGCAGTGTAAATCCAAAAATACCTAGCTTTTGACCTAGTGAAATTTTAATCTTTGCTGCGCAGTATCTGAAAAAGGCTTCATCTTCAAATAGAGCACACTCTGGAATAGTTTCATATACCTCACAGATTACATCTTTCTTTGGTGTCTCACCCATAAACTTTAATTCATGCGTTAGTTGATTATAGTGAAAACTCAGAGGGTTCTGAATGATTTGACGCGCTAAGTCATAGAATTTTTCTTGAATTACATAGTATTGTAGATTTTCAGCACCTGCTGCAGTATGGGCTCCACTGTACATATTATTCATTAAAACTCTTTCATAGGAAAAGTCGCCTTGTGTAAAGTTAATGTCCATTGACCCACCCCATCTTGAACCTGCTTCAAAAACTCCATAAATAGAGTATACTTCATTTCCACCTGTATTGTCGTTCATTTTAGGAAATGTAAAACTACGAGTTTGTTTAAAGTATTCAGTTTCAAATAATTCCTTCGGTAACACTACAAAACTCTCTTTCATTGAATATTCATAGTTCTTATAGAACCATTTTTTAGCACGTTTAACTATATTTTGAACTTCTTTTCGGGGTAAGTTCATTGGAATCATACATGATCCAGTGATTTCATCTGCTAATTCATTAACAAAATTAGTAAAACACTCAGAACTATACTGTGGCTCTTGTGTATAACTATCATCTCCTACAAATATACTCATTTTAATTTATTTTATATTTCCTCTGATAGAACTATTTCAGTTCCATCAAACTTTGCTGTTTTTTTATCGTATGTGCCTTCTCTAAAAATGCCGCCTTGCATACTACCTTTCATTATGCCTTTACCGTAAACATAACAATCCCTTAACTGGCAGTTTTGATTTATATAAGAACTCTTGATTTTAGAATGGTTGATTTGACACGAATTATAGAAGTTACAGTCTGTGATGTCTGATCCTTCTATATCGGAGTTGAATATATCACAGTATGAAAACTCTCCACGTAAGCTACAACCTATAAAATCATATCCACTTATGTCAACACAATAGTTTAACTTACCGTCTTGAACTTGCACTCGGCCCGTATCGGTATCATAGTTAATATGTCCTTTGCTTAGTTCTCCATGTGTAAATAACTTTATTACTCTATCTTTAATATTGGCCCAGTGTAAGTTTATTATCTGTGGAACTTTTCTTAGGTCAACTGTAAACTGTACGTTTTTCCATTCTCTTTCAATTACAGTCCAATCTTGCCTAGCGTCAATAATTCTTTGATTATTAGATAGAATTTTCTTTAATTCTAAAGCATTTAAGGCAGTAAACTGTTTAGATTCAGTTGACTTCCACAATTGCACTAAAAATTGATCTAACATGTATAAGATGTCAGTAGTTCTTTTTTCCCAATCCGCTCCTCCTAAATATCTAAATTCTAAATAATTCTTATGGCGCTTGTCAAAGTTAACTCCGTAATATTTAGAGTCTGGGTAAATGAAATTCTTTTCGCTAATATAATTACCATCAAAGAAATAAGTATCTTCTCTAGGCAACACAAACTTAATTGACTTGGCATAAGCGGAATCTTCTCGATTAGGAAAAAACTTAAATACTTGTTCTTCTTTAAAGTCCAAAATAAACTTTAAAACGTTCATCTTAGCAATTCTATATTTGTCACCTATTTTATTTTTATCAAATGAAATGTTAAGGTGAATAGAACTACGATCATTAGTATAACCATTCTGCTGAATCCAGTTACATACATTAATAATCATTAATCTGGCTTCGAAATATGGTACTGCACCTGTCACTAATTCCATTAGTTTGGCACCTCCACTCATATCGGGCTCTATTTTAAATTCGTCCTTTGTAACTTCAAAGTCACTATGCGCCTTGCTTTCAATCCTAATCTTTTTACCTAATAGAATCTTTAACTGTTTAGCAGTTTCATCTATTTTAAGGTTTGAAAAGAATTCAAACTCAACACCTACTAGTGCATTTTTTAGTATGTCAGCATCATTAAAGTTATTCATTGATAAATATTATTTAAACTTAAATTAGTTTATATATTCAAATTTATTTAAAGTAAAAATGGTCCCGAAGGACCATCTTTCAAAATTAAATTAAATTAAAAATTATATCTTTAAAAATACTTTTCGAGTAGCTGATTCAATTCTAGTAACTTGTACTGTAATTGGATCTCCATTCTTAATAGTATTAATATCAATTACATCTTGAATTTCTGACACATGTAGCAATCCAGTTACACCGTCTTCAATATCTATAAATAACCCGTAGTCTTTAACAGATTTAACAGTTCCTTGTATTTCAGCTGGAGTTTTAATTCTTTGCTCAATATCTTTCCAAGGATCTACTACAGGTACGGTTTCAACCTGAGATAAAATAATTTTATTATTATTGATAATTTCTTTTACGTAAAATTCAATTTCATCTCCAGGTTTAATTTCTCTACTTTTATGTTTAGTAGTATATTCGGGTGTTAAATCATTAATATGAATCATCCCTGTTAAGCATTCATCAAATTCAACGAATACGCCGAACTTAGTAGTACCTGTTACCATTCCTGTTCTTTTGCCTTCGGTATCATTTTCTAAAGCTTCTATTGCATTAGGAATCATTGCCTTTAAGTATTCTCGATGCGAAACTACAATCGTTCCTCGCCTATCTGAATAACTAACAGGCACTACATACATATCTTTTCCTACAATAGACTCAAAATCATGTAGTTTATTAATACCTGCGAGAGAACCTGGCATAAAACATTCTATTCCATTAATATTTAAGAGATACCCACCTGCTGGAATCATTTCTTTTACATGGCCTACATATGCAGTTTTACCTTCATCGATAGTCGACATAATCTCATTAAACATTGCGGTTTTAACTCCTTCGCTAACCGAACCTAAAATAAACCCTCTACGATTCGTAGAACCATCTTGTAAAATTTGAACATCTACCTCTGTTCCGGTTTTTATTTGCTCAGCTATTTCTGCGGTTTCTCTACCCATATCAACGTAGATCATTTCACGATAATTAATATCGATCATTGCCCATTCCTGACTAACACTGTACACTTTACCATGATATGTGTTACCTACATTAATTCTAAATTGAGATGGATTTTTACCTTCATGCTCTAATATCATTTCCAATAATTCTCCAGCATAAGGCTCTCTAGAAAATACTTTCCAGCCACTAGGTGCATTAATACGAGGATTATGAATTCTGTTATTAGTTGGACAATCTGACTGATACTGATCCCAGTCAAATTCATCAAGAGAAGGGTTGATGTTAGAAGATGTTACTTCAGTTTTCTCTGTTTTGACTTTTACCTCTGGTTTAGTAGGTTCTAGTCTTTTTCTTTTTTTTGTTACAACGTCGTTTGACATTAATTTTAAATTTAAAGGTTAATAAAATACTAAGTTATTATATGATTATATATCTAATTATTATTGAGTAGATCCTCCACGTGTTCTTCGGCCTGATCTTTTAATTTTTTGAGATTGAGATGATCTCGAATTTCTAATAATATTAGATCTTCTAGTTCGATTAGTATTAGGTTGAATTGTTCTAGTCGATCTTCTAGTTCGATTAGTGTTAGGTTGAATTGTTCCAGTTGATCTTCTAGTTCGATTAGTGTTAGGTTGAATTGTTCTTAATCGTAGCGTCCTATTATTATTTAATCTAAACCTACGAGATCTAATTAAAGGTGTTCGATATGTGCGAATTGGAATTATAGGTCTCCATCTATTCCAATACCATCTATCATATACATTACCTAGCCATATATAAGATGGATGCCCTAAATAATTAAAGTTATTAAATGAATATCCTAAATAATTAAAGTTATTAAATGGCGTTCTATAATAATTATAATTCCAGCCCAGTTGATTATTTAAATCAAAATTAATTATAGGCTGAGGTTGTGGAATAATTACTTGATTTCTTGAAATTGAATGAGGTGAACTTGTAAATGTAGTCAAAGTTACAGAACCACAACTGGTTAAAGTTATGATTAATAATAGAGCAATTAGTTTTTTCATCGATTTTATTTTATAATATATTAGAATTAGATTACTAGGGGCACAAACCCTACCATCGGTACTGGCCCAGCTGGGGTTGAAATTCCACCTAAATACAAAAACTTTAGCTTTAATAAATGCTTTGCACATGCAACAGATACTGCACTCGCAACAGCCTTTGATGCGACAGGAGTCAGTGGTTGCTTTTTAAATCTTTTACCAGTATTCCAAGCTCTTCGTAAATCATTGGCTAAAACTGCTTCAGATCCATAGGAAATTGGTGCATATATTCCTCCTTGAGGGGCTGGAATATTACAAGGAGGTATGGGCGGTGTAGGTTTAAAAGGGGCTTGAACTGTGCTTTTCCAATAGTCAATAATTGCCTTTGCCATTATATCATAACCATCTCTACTTTCATTAGCATCTTCGGGGTCACCTGTCTGTGAATTAGCCCAATCTCTAAGTCGCTGCCACCATTTCCTTTTTTCTTCTTGATATAATCCTTCCTTTGCCTGTATTCTGCGCCTTTCTCCAGAGCTGTTTAGATTACCGAACGTATTGATAGAGTTAGAATCTACACCTTCAATATATGTAAACTTACAAATATAATCTTCAGGTGTTAACCATTCTGGTATAATGTCAGGGTCATCAGCATGCTCACTCTGAAAAATATATTCATTTAGAGTATTTTCAATTGCTAATTGTTCTATAGTTGGAATAGTATCTCTAATTTCGCTTCTATATATAATTTCTTGATTATTATTTGTATTTTTAAATTTAGCTTCTTCGGCTTTATAATAGTCTTCTACTAATTCGAATACTTTTTGTGCGACTTTTTCACCTTGATTGTTGTTATATCCTAAATTTAAACGCTCCACCCATTCTTTAAATTCTTTAGTGCCATTGTTTTGATATAAAACACGATACGCAAGAGCCTCAACTAATTGCTCTTCAGTTAACTCGGGCACTAGTTGCCTCGGAGCCTTGCCTTCATTTGGGTCTGTGATAACATTAATAGTTTCAACCTGCCCTTCATCGCCTATCGTCGCCGTGGCTTCTTTATTAATTTCCTTAATTAAATTATTATTTGAGTCAAATACACTCTTAAAAATATAATTATATGTTCCTGGTATAGTGTTTACTCTAACTTGTAATATTCCATCCTCACTTGCAAGTGATAGAGGTTGATCAACGCCGTTAATAGAATATAAAAATTGATAAGTTACATTTGGAGTAAAATTTGCAATTGCCATTGTTGCATATAAGATTCCATCTTCACTAGCTTCAACCTGTGAAGCAGCATCCTGTTGGTTCTGACTAATTATTAGGTCAAAGTCAATGCCGGCATAAATATCAAGTGGTTTATAGGGTGGACATGTAGATGGAAACAGTTGATAAAATTTGAATTTATCTAAAGTTTCTTCATTGTTTTTGGTCCACTCTTCTATTTCACATAACGGATCAAAATCAAAATCATTGTTAGGTAGAGGTTCAAAGAAATCTGCATAGCTTGCCATTTCAAATTTATCATCGAAAGGCACTCTTTCTTCAGAGTATATTTTTTCAAAAGCCTCTTTAAAGCCTGCTTCTAAGATAGGTTTTTGCCCAGCAATGTGTGTATTTCCAAATGTAGTTTGAGATTGACCTATTGCCGTAAAATATTCATTCGCTAAAAACTCAGCAAATTCATCCCGAGAATCTACGCTTCTGGATTCTAATTTGCTGGAGACGTTAGTTACAAATGTAGGCCACTGTGCTGGCATATGTATTAAGTTTTATAGATTATTTATCCTATTTATCACGCTGCTGATAATCTTCGTGAGTATTACTCAACTGCGAAATTGTAGTTGGAGTTGGTGGCAATGGAGCACCTGAAGGTCCTACTCCGGTTGGGTGAATATGATTTTGATAATCATCTAATAGAGTTTGCAACCATTCTTGTAATGAAGCACCTCTTACCACAGGTTCTGTTTCATCTTCACTACCTTCGCCAGTATTAGATAGAAATACATTCCCAGCATCTAAGAATATCTTTTCATCGGTAGTAATTTTAATAAAACCTTGTTCATCAATTTGAATTAGTGGACGTTCTTTAGCACCAGATCCTCTAGCAATTACCAACCCGTCTTCTGGTGAGTGATAAATTCTAATATTACGGACTTCATCATATACTAAGGAAACTACATCCTGTGCCGCAATAGAAGGGTCTAAGATGTCTTCCTTTAGAGCTTTACTCTGATTAATTTGAAACCAATATTCTGGGTGATACAGGTTACCATTATCAAATCTAACTGCAACAATAGTGCCAATATTTGGAATAGCATGTGAACCTACATGGTCTCTAGTCATAGATGTTGCCCATGGAATCGCCTCATTAGGTAATTGGTCAAATTTACCATACACCTTTATACGACAACGACCCAAGTTTTTTGGGTCTGCATTATCTACAACTTCACCTAACCAATGAGTGTCTCTTAGGTTATCTTTATATAGTTCCTTGTCTTCCATTAATCAAATACATTACCTAGTGAATTTTGTGCAGCATTATTTAAAGAATCTCCAATAGAATCTCCAGATTTTCCAAAAAGGTTTTCTTGAATGTTAAATCCAATATTACCTCTTAGTCCTGTGACGTCTGTTGCTCCATCAACGCCTCTTACTACATTTTGATAAATATTATCAATGCTAGGAATTCTATTAACAGTTGCATTTCTAGCTGCCTGTATTAATTCGTTTTTCTTTTGTTCACCTAATAGTTTTAAATCTTGAACTGCATCATCCTTTAGTTCATTTACCTTACTATTAAATTTATTTTTAGTAAAATCACCTAAACTTTCTGCAGAATAATTCTCAGAATCAGGTGCTGGGGATAATTTACTTGGACTTATATCTTCAATAATTCCATTTAATACACGAGCGTCTATACTTTGTAATGCTTCATATCTAATAGCAATTTCATTTGCAGCTGAATCAGTTGGGCTTTTTTGAAGGTCTGAGAATGGAGTCGTTCCAGTGGTTAAATCAAATTCACAATACCTTAACGCAAACATAAAATAAGGTCTACCAGTTTGACCTGAGATTACATTATTTGCATTTTCAATATCTATACTTGGCTTAATATTATCTGGAAAATCTTTTAGAGCAGTATTTGTATCAATGCCGTTAAGAGTAGGCTGTGTTAAATTTTTAATTTTACGAACTTCAGTTACATATGCATACATTCTAAACCTACGCAAGTTTTCAGGTAAAACCCAATTCCATTTACGTTCATCGAAAGTTGCTTTTCTATATAAGTGCATCAATCCAGCAATTGGCAAGTTCAAAGACTCTAAAGTGCCTATAGTTAATTTAGCATCATCTCCACCGAAATACGCATTATTTGGATCCCATTGCGCTAGCGCTTCTAACCCACTTAAACTTTGCCAATACCATGGCATATCTCTGTTAATTGTCGTAAGTGCTTTTTTAAATTCTTGCAGAGCTATCAATTTTTCATTATAATATGAAGCGGTGCTCTCTGCTCCGCTACCATTACTTAACTTTTGAAGAAATTCTTCAGCTGGACCAGAAAAAAGTGGAGAGTTTGCTCTATCATTAAAATCAAATAATAATACGAATGACAAATAAGTAGGATCCTGATATGGAAACTGACTGGTCTTTGCCTTCCTAAAATCCGTTGCGTTTTTAAAATCTGACATATATTATTTATTAATTTTTTATTAGCCAATATTATTTGTGCGACTTGGCCACTCTCTTCGCAATAGTGTCATTTCTTGCGATATCTTCTGAGTCTTTGCGCTGTATCTATATACAATGCTTCCTATTACATAAAATCCACTTAAAAACTCATCAATGGCAGTTCCATCAGATAAAGCATCTTCAGGGTCTGCTTCATCGTTTGTTTCAAACCCACCTTCACTCTTAATATTTTTTAAAGAAGAGTCAGCTCTAGTTTGAGAACTAGTCATATTATAGATTGCAACTGGAATCTTTTGAAAGCGATGTAAAGAAGGATTAAATGCAGGTAAAGTTACCGTCAATGATAACTTTTCAAGCTCTTCTAAATTTTGTTTATTGTGTAATTCTGAAAAAGTATAATTTAAGTGAGTATTTGCAGTATCTGGATCAGAGTCCTTTCTGCCCATATATTTATACTTTACTTCACGCTCGTATCTTTCCTCATCTCTACGACCTTTTAGAGGCTCATCTATATCCTTTAACTTAGATGAAGTCAAAGGTTCTATATCAAAACTAACAAGTCCTTCATCTGAATCATCTTCAAAAAATTGTAAAGTTCTCTTATAACCATTCTTTTTTACCTTAGAACCCGCTTTATTATTAAGATTAAATGTTAATATATGTGCATTAGTAGATTCAAATCTAGGATGATTTGATAATAGCATCTTTCCTTTAATTAAGTTTGAGTCATTATCATCTCTTAATGTATCATTTAAGTTTTCAATTAAATTAATAATATTTTCTTCATCTGCATCTTCATCTGAATTTAACAGCGCATTCATATCTACATAATTTATATAATAATATGTGTCAATTCCAACTGTTTGAAAACTTTCATCACTTACATAAGAATGCTTTACTAGGTCTTGTATTGTTTCTGCGATTGGTTCATATGCAACTAGTAAATTCATTGCATCATCAGTAGCATCAATATTAGTAGCTAGTCCTAATTGTAAATCATTAGCAATACTTTCTAAATGATCTAATGAAGTACCACTACCATAACTCTTACACTCTTCTGCATATAGACCTGGAATTTTCATTTTACCAGTAAAGCTATATTTACCTCCACCTAGACCTTGTTCAATTGCAGATCTTTTAGGAGTGTCTACTCTGTCGATATCAAAGTCGATTCTCAAATCTTTATATTGTTCTTCTTGTCTAGATGCTAGTCTAAAGTTAATTACATCTCCGTCTCTAGGAAAAGTATCGATACTAAATTGGCCTTCAGTATCGATGATAGTTAAATCAAGAGTTGGCACCATGCCATCCACTCTAATTTCTAAACTTTTAATATCTTCTTCCTGAAAAATATAACCGTTAATTAGCACGAATGGTGCTCCTTCAAAGCCATATCCTTTACTAGTATTATTATCACCCTGCTCTTCATTAAATGATTCAAATTCAAATTCATCTAATTTAATTGTAGGTTCTGTAATTGTAAGTATATGATTACCTAGTGCCATTAATGTTTATCTTACCGTTTTCTATTATAATATTCTTTTCACCTGGTTTTAAAATATTAGGTGGTAATATTTCTGAAGAACCATTAGCTTTCTGAGCTGCCTTTCTTTTTAAGTATTCAACCCGTTTTGCGTCTTTCTTAGTTAGTCTTTTACTATTTACAAACTGATCTCTAATATTAAGTTCAGAAATTTCTTCAGAAGCCATTGGATTAACTCTTTTCCATTTTACTAACGGAAATGAATCATCAGGAATTAACAACACATCACCTTCATTGATTGAAAATGGATTTGAAATTCCATTATATTTTAATATTAATTCTAATTTATCAGGATTTCTATAATAAGCATTTGCGATTAAGTCAATTCGTCCAACTTCATCTGCATCTACAATATGAGTTGCAATAGCTCGAACATTATCGCTAAAAATAATAATAGGTTCTGTCATTCTAAGCTTTTCACCGATCAGTTGTTTATTATTTAATACTTGAAAATTCATATTATCCTAAACTAATTTTTTTGAATTCATTAGTATATTTATCGTTTGTTCTATCTGCATTACCATATGCACTAACATCTTTTACGGCATCTAAGCTAGGTGCATCTGCAGGTTGTATATAAAATCTACCTCTACCGGTGTTAAACATACTTTCAATTTCAGCTTTATCCCTAGGACGACCCGGTTTAAGAGTTACGGACACTACCATTTTTTCTGGAAAATCTTGTAGTCCCATCGGCCCTTCAAAATTAATTTCAGTATTGGTACATGCTAAATTACCTAGTACCATGATTGGGTTTAGTGGATTACCTATTGTTAAATGCCATTGCCCAGTGGGATCACCCGTTAATAGAGATGCAGCAGCTTGACCTCCCTGTGGAGAGTTAAATAATTTCATTAAATCACCGCCCACTATATTATTTGCAAACTTTTTCAAACCTCCAAGAACTCCTCCTTCTCCACCAAATATACCATCGGATGCTCCTTTTAAATCCTTAACAACGCTACTTAAAAATCCACCATAGTCACCTTCTTTGATTTTTTGAATGTCTCCTAATGGTTTTGCTACGCTACCATCTCCAACATATCTAACGTCTCCGCCCCAGAAAGGAGCATTATTATAAGTTAGTGCTAAAATATTTGCCAATTGGTCTAACATTAGTATTTTAGGATTTGCACCGTCCAATGACCTAAGGTTATATTCAAACTTAAGTGTAAATTCTTGATCAAATGTCATTCCTTGCTCTCTAACTAATACCTGTTTAATTACATTAAGTGGTCCAAATACATGGTTAGGATAAGTATTACTAAAAGCATCAAAGCCTGCATTTGATCTACTTACCGAGTCGTCATATGCATTTCTACCATTTGCTGTATTAGCAGCAGCTCTTAAAAATACATTAGAATTAATTGTTTGCCCTACAATACCTCCCCGACCTGATCTTTGTGATTGCAGTGTTTGTACTTGGGCTTCAGCCTCTTTCCAATTAAAGCCATGTGAAAATTTAATAATATCTGCTAAATTATTTCCAGGTTGTTCACCTAAAAACGTGATTGCTCTAGCAATATCAGGTTGAGATACATCTAAATTAGTTTTACCATCCTTACCAGTCGCTTTAGGACTAATAATATCGTCAGGTGCAGGATATGCAAATCTTCTTAGAGTAATCATCATATTGTTTGGAATTCTGCCAAAGTATGATGCTAGCGCAAAATCTGCATAGTTATAAGTATATCCCTTTCCACCGCTTTTACCGGTAAGTTCAATTATTTTAGAAGCAGTAGGGTTTTGTAAAGTTTCTAAGTCTATTTTATTGTAAAATTGCGATGAATTGCCTTTACCTCCCTGTGCATTTAGTGGATTTCCTCTAAAATCGACTAGTGCGTACTTATTGAATACTGAAGATGGTTTTTTACCCATTGAAACTTCAGTCTCTTCAACTGGATATGTAGTAGATTCAACTTCATCAGTATAATAAACTTCTTCATTGGTAGTAGCTGTGCTTTGCTGAGTATTCTTATTATTTTTACCTGCATTTTCATTGCCTTCTGGCTCTCTCTCAGATTTTAATAAATTCTTAACTTCCTCAAAAACATCTATTTCAGTATTATCTGGATCTTCTAAAGCTACAACTTTACCTCCTTCACCTATGATATATGTGGACATATAATATACAACTTATTTTATTGTATATATTCAAATATATTTAACTAGTTTCGTCTAGCTCTTTACTATTTGGCCTATATAATAGTTTATCAAAGTAATTTGGATCTGGGGGTATTCTATCGTCCAGAAACTTTTTCAAGTGAGCCTGGAAGACTCCTTTAGATTTATAGTAGTATTTACCCTTAGAATAAGATTGTCTCGTAGTGGCTTCATATAAATCTCTAAAGGACTTTTCTATTAAAAAATCTTGAATATTATTATATAACTCCATGATTTTATTATAGGACTTAGTGCACATTACAGAATCTACTACAACGAAATAAGTATCTTCTCCTGCATCAATATGTTTTTGAAGCTGTTCTCTAGTTTTATATTTTTGTCTGCTAAATTTAAATCGCGTAGTGCCACCTTCAAATCCTTTTTCAAAGTTCATATCAAAGAAATGCCTTTTTAAAAAGTTTAAATCATCGTAGAACTTAACAATTTTTATTTGATATCTGGGCATCATTTCATCGAACTGAACATCGTAAATAATTGCTCGAACCGGGAATAGCAAGTTTGAATGTCTGGCGTTAGAAACTAAGGCATGAATATATTCCCCTTTACTAAAGAGACGGTGTTTAATCATTATCTATAAATTTAACACAATCAAATTTATTTAATATATCTTTGCCCGGAACTTTATCCATATTTAAAACATTTAAAACTATGGTATGGTTACCGCCACTATGAGAATGGATTAATTCTTTAAAATTTATAATAGTTTGTGAGTTCATATTATAAAATGAATATACGATAGTGTCGACTGGCTTTTTACCATTAAAACACTGTTTAATCATTTTAATAATGTTTAACCCAATAATTGAATCGTGTGGCTCTTTTTCATAAGGATCTGCCTTAATTAGTTTGTTTCTAATTAGAGCATAGTCAATCACATATACTGATTCACTTTCTAATCCTCTAACAAATTTATTAAAGTCCCTTTTGGATTGATACCATACGCATTCAATTATTAGTTTATTATCCATTTTTAATTTTTTCTAAGCGGCCAAGTTCCTGCCTTAGACTTTTTATTTTTTCTTCAATTTCAATTGAATTAGGTTTATAGTGAGCACCCCATTCCGCTGAAACCTTAATTTGTTGTTTAGACTTAGAGTTACCAAATTCTAAGCCAATGTCAATACATAAGTCTTCAATAAATTTGATTCTATTATAGACTTTTTCAAAATCATAGACCAGCGTCGACTCAAAACTTTCGCCGGCTGAGTTAATGTTATCATCCTTAATAGTTTTGATGACACCGTTATCAGCCGGTTGTAGGTTTATATTTTGCATATGTTATCTACTCAATAGTGACGCTTTAGCATCTTTCATTAGTTGACGAGCATTCTTCTTATCTTCTCGCCTAGTTTCTCGATATTTAACATTTAATAGGGCAGACGCCTCTGCTAACATTTCAATCTCTTCAGTATTATAGCCCATTTTAATCCAAGTTTCTTTTTGACTATTCAACTTGGTTTCTAATTGTTCTTCGATTGAGTCCATTACTCTCTTCTGGTGAGCTTCGTGTGCCTCAATGCCATCTTCACGCATCTTCTTATACCATGCTTGGCGTTGCTCGCTAAAAAAGCCGTACATGTTTTTTACTCTTAACATACCCGCTTCTCTCATCTGAGAGCGTCTTTGCTTTCTTGAAAAACTCGTTGTTTTACTCATTATAATAATTATTTAGAAAATTAGTAATTTCTTGTTGTAGATATTCTTTCAATTTATTTATCTCTATTTGATCCATTGCAACGTCAGTGATAGTGTCAACGAGTTGTTTAGGATCTTCATCTGCGCTTTCAACTAACATCTTAAACATTTCTTGTGAAATGACATTTAAGTTTAATCTAGGTTCAAATGGAATAACATGTTTTTTAGATAGCTTAGTTACTAAGCTATGTAATTCTGATTGAGGTTTTTCAGGCTGAGAAGGAGATTCAATAGCCTGCTCTTTAACTTTAGTAGGTTCTGATTTTATAATAGTATTCAATTGATCTACGCCTGGAAATGGTAATTGGTCATTAATTACTTGTTCTAAAAATTCAGAACTAACTTTTTTAAATATCTTAGAACCGTCTGTAAAATAGTAAAATTTATCATCTTGGCTTTTAACTTCAACCACTTTACCAAAATTATCTCCTTTTTTCCACTGGAATTTTAACACTTCTTCTTTAGTATCTGACATATTTAAATTGATTTTAATTTTATATAAAAGATTTTTAAAAAGTTTAATTTTTAAAAAATTCATTTTGTTCAATAAATTTATCAATAAAATTCATCGAGTCTGATGACCCAATAAAAGCTTCTCTTTTTTTAATAAACCTTTGATAGAATTTATCTTTGCCGTGAAGATGTAAAAACTCTTTTAATTCCTTTAATTCTGGTAAAAATACTTTATTAATACTCATTCCAAACTATTACTTGTTCAACTTCAATATTTGCTTTTTTTAACAACTCTACTCCGGTCATATCTCTATAATCTTCAGTATAATATACTTTAGTAATACCTGCTTGAATAATTAATTTTGCACAATCAAAACACGGGCATGTAGTGGTATAAAGCTCAGCGCCTTTACAGTTCATCGTTGACTTTGCAACTTTCATGATGGCGTTTGATTCCGCATGTAAAACCTCTCTGCGAGTCTTAGCACTTCGTTTTACGCAACATCCATTATCGCATTCATAGCCGTGATCTTCCACTAAAGATAGGGCCATATCTGGATTTTCATACTTAATTATATCATCTTCTTCACACTGATTTTCAAACCCATGTGGCATGCCGTTATAGCCGAATGAAATGATCTGTTTATCTTTGACGATTACACAACCTACTTTACGTCTTTCAGCATAGGATAATTTAGCAAACTGGTATGCAGTTTGCATGTAAATAACTTCAATTGGAATTCTAGGCATATTATTGTATTAACTTATTATATTTATACTTCTTTGTCCAGAATAGTTTAGAGCCTAAAAAAGCCACACAGAGGCGGCTTTAATAGATATTGTGATACGCGATTATTAATCTTCCATGTCTTCAGCGTCTGCAGACTGGTCCATTTCTTTCATTTCATTAACCTTCTTACTATACGCTTCGATCATTTCGTTGCATGCAGCTTCGTATGCTTCTTTACTGTATTCCTCTTTCATTTCTTTAAGAGCTGTTGCAGCTAGAGCACCAACAAGAGCAGCGTTTTCTTTCATATAAGATTCGACAGTATGTTCATCATGTGCATCTTCTTCGTAAGCCTTAGCTTCGTTTTTACAAGCACTTTCATAAACTTCAGTTAACATTTCTGCAACTGTTTTTGCAACTTCTTCTTCAGTTTCTTCAGATTCACTAATTTCGTCTCCTTCAGCATCTCCTTCACCTTCTAATTCTTTTTCAAGCTCTGTTGAATCATCCGCTGGTTTTTCATCTACTTTTTTACCATCAAATTCCTTAGGTTCAGATACATCTTTAGTTTCGTCTTTTAGGTCTTCAGCTGGAACACCTGCATCTTCTGCAGCTTCTTCAACGGCTGCTTCATCCTCTTGTTCTTCAGACTGTACAGTTTCTGCTTCGTCTTCCACCTCTTCAGGACCTTTTACATCGCCTTCTCCTTTATCTACGATGTCTTGTTCTATTTCCTCAGCTCGATCCATTTCAGATACAAACTGTTCAAATGATTTTAATTTTGACATAATCAAATTATTTTTTTAGTTATAGTTGTGGTTTTATATATCTAATTTATTTTTCAATAAATTTCACTCTATTTGTAAAAGACGGTGGAAAGAAATTCGGAGACAAGATTAAACTCTCGAAACATGCATCTAGTATATATGTAATTGCCCAATCGTTTTCACTTCTAACACTTCGACCAACACCCTGTTGAATCGACACTCCTGTTTTCCATTGATACCATCCAGGTTGATGTTGCATTTTAGCCTTAATTAAGGGGTCTCCTAAACTAGGATATGGCACCTTAAAAAATACTTGAAAGCGACTAATATCATCCTTTAGATCTAGTCCTTCGAGAATACTAGGGCCAATTAAAATCGAGCTTGGATTTGACTTAAAGGCCTCAATTGCCATTTTCTTATGGCGACTTTCAGTATACTTAATCAGTCTCGATTTATATTTACTTTTTTCTAGAATACCCTGACTAAACGAATACGACCCAGTATGAATTATGCCTCGATGCCCTTGATGACGTTCAATCACTTTATCTAAGATTTTAACCACCTTGTCGAAGTTCTTTTCTCTCTCCTTCATTGATAGCTTATACTTATTAATAAAGACGATTGGAGATTTATCATAGTTGAACTGATTGTCCATTCTAATTAGTTTTGCCTGCTCAATGCCCATGATTTTAACATAGTCTTGAGGATTACCAATAGTGGCACTCATAAATACTTTAAAACCAGCTTGCTGATGCAAATACTTTTTAATCATTTGTGCCTCTTCAATGCACATAAATTTTACTTCATCTTCACCTTGATCAACTACCATACTGCCGATTCCAACGTCTGAAATAATCTTAACATAATCCTCCACCTTACAGTGAACATCTTTAATTAAGTCGTATCTACCATACGCCCTTCTCCACTCACTGGTCATTGGTTTTTCCAGGTCATTACCATATAACTTTTTCGCCACTTTATCCAGATCACCTCTAGTTTTCTTAAAGGTTAGTAGATACCTTTCAAGTTGTTTTAGTTTTTGATATAAAACACCAGGTTGTTGAATTCTAAATAGGTCTTGTATTAATTCCTGTAATATTGTAACGCTCACTTGTGGATAGTCAAGTTGATTCTTTTGTAAAAACTTTCTAACTTCTATTAATACTTCTACAATATTATCTTTAATTCTAGGAGTAAAGTGATTTTGAACAATGCTATCTACCTGATGTGCTTCGTCAAAGAATACAAAGTCTCTCTTTTCAAAAGGCACCTTTGCTTCTCGCTCTATCGCCTTTTGAGCAACATAATTTCTTTGCAGTAACCAAAAGGAATAATTAAGTAGGGTCACGGGCTGTTCAATTGCTCGTTGACGAGTTTGTAGATATTCACAAGTGGCAGCACAGGGTAGTTTTTGCATTGCCTGGTCATAACCCATATTTCTCATTCGGCATTCACCTAGAGAAAACTTTAACCCATTTACATGACAATCATAGTTATCAATGCCTCGAATTGAGGGCCATCTTAGTTTAAACTTATAAAAGTCATGTTCGTATTGGTCTTGTAAAGACAGGTCACTTGTAATTAAATAACCCTGTTTGCCCGTTTCTTTTAAAATCCATGAACACCACATTGCGATTAGAGATTTACCAGTCCCAGTGGGAGCGTCGACTACTACAGTTGAATTAGGATTATTTAGATAAGCGCTAATGATAGATTCAATCACATCTTGTTGACCTTCTCTAAATTGAAAGTTTTCACCAAACACCTTCTCGTCTAGCCCTCTTTGAATAATCTCCTGTAGTTGTTGCATAAAAAAACCTATATAGTTTATATAGGTTTTATTTTGTTTGTTTATCTTAACTAGATTAATATTTTTATACTTAATTTAGTTGTGCCTTTGATTATTCTATGGATCGTGCC